ATAGATTCTGTATTTAAGAAAAGAAAGACTCCTGGTGAAGCAGAAAAGATTTGGTTGGGAGAAATCAAAGACCCCGTAGAGCGCATGAGGGGAACACTTACTGGCGTTGCTAAGTCAGTAGCAAGAGAAAGAACTAATGTCATCCTAGGGAAAGAACTGGTTGATGCTGGCATAGCTTCTACCACCAAGGTAGATAATGAAATGGTTGAGCTTGTGCTGCGGGGAACAGGTAAGGAAGGTTCCGGATTATTTGCATATCCACAAGTTCAGACAGCACTTAATGAACTGTATGTTGGCAATGGCTCTGAGAAGATGGACAACATATTCCTCAATGGCCTACAAGATTTATACAGAGCAGGTGTTGGTTTGTCCAAGGGTGTAAAGGTCTTGTTCAATACCGTAGCCTATCCAGTTCAGGTGTATGGCAATACTGCTAACCTGTTGGGCATGGGAATTAATCCTTTTTCAAATGTGTCACGCGGGTTACGTCTGGCGTTAGCCGATGTCCCCTTGGTTTCCAGAGCCATGGAGGGTTTAGACAAAACTCCAAAGGCTCGCAAGGCACTGCTGGACGAGATCGAGGAGATGTCCAAGTATGGTATCAAGAATGCCAACATCCTAGAATCAGACATAAGATCAACCCTAGATGCAGGACCGTTCTCCAAGTGGTTACAAAAGGGACTAGACCCAGTTGGTAAAGCATACCAGGTTCCTGATACATTGGGCAGGTATGTGGGTTGGAAAGCCAACCAGAACACAATACGCAAAATGTTCCCCAATGCTGGCGAAGAGGTTGTCAAGAAGCAGGCAGCAATGATGATCAACGATACTTATCAGAACTACGATAAGTTGAGTAATGTAGTTCGCACCCTCTCTCGTTGGGGTGTTATGCCGCAGTTCGCATCCTTTACATCTGAGTTTGCCCGTAATCAATACAACCAAGGTAAGATGATTGCTCGTATGATAGCAGGAAACTTTGGTGAAGAGTTTGGGGAACTGGGAGCAGCTAATGTAACTCGCATGAGAGTTGAAGGGAGTAAGAGACTTGCTTCTTTGCTTGGTGTGTATGGAGGAACCTACGCCGCTATCGAGGGAGTCAAGGCTGCATCAGGGGTAGACGATAAGAAAGAAGAAGCACTTCGTGACGTTGCGTATGCGCCTTGGGACAAGAACAGAAAACAATTAGTTAAGCTAGACGAGGGAGGACGCACGGGATGGGTAGCCAACCCTAGTTATGTAGTGCCACACGCCCTTGGTTTGTCTGCATTGCAGGCTGGTTTGAGCGGGGACAGCGAGCAGTCAGTCATTGCACTAATGGCAGAAGAGTTTATAGGAGAAGGTTCCTTCGTCTTTCAATCAGCGTATCAAGCATTAGCTAACCGGGACGAGAGGGGTGAACTAATATCCAAGGAAGTAGACAAGTTAGATCAAGCCAGAGAACGTCTTGGTTTCTTCCTGACGGAATCATTTAGACCTGGGTTCAGCCGGGAGCTAAAGAAGCTAGAGAAGGCTCGCCTTGGTAAGGGTGATCTAACACTCAAAGAGGTGGGAGCAAGACAGTTGGGAGCACGTATCAACCCGTTTGACTTAGGTGAGGCTGCAATGTTTACAATTAGAAACACCAACACTTTATCCAATGAGGCCAAGTCAGACTACAATCAGTTATTAAAATTCGGAGAGCCATCAGAGGCACAGTTAAACCAAGCTTACGAAAAAGCTAACAAGATTTACTCAGACGCTTTTGCCGCTTTGTCCAAGAACAACGAGAGTTTGATTACTCTAGGCTATGACGAGAACGAGCGCATAGAGATATTCAAGAACGCAAAGGTTTCGTCCAAGAGAGTGTTAGAAGTCTTAGACAACTCTCCGTCGGATTTACCTAGGGCCTTGAAGCAATCTACATCTGATATATACAACGAAATGGGTGATACCATGCAACAGAAGCGTAGCAACATAAAGAAGGAAATGCGAAAAGACCCAAGCATGGGCAAGAAGCTAATGAATATGTGGATACGCGAGCAGAAGAATGCAAGCAAGGGGTTGAACCAGAAGGATACGTTGATCCGGAACATGGATACAGATGAGAAGGTAGATTATCTATCCATAAACCCTAGCATGATAAACGATTTTAGGCGCAAGGGTGTCCTATCTGACTCCGTGCTTCAGGCACTAAGAATTAGGGGAGTCCTGTAGGGGACAATAAAAAAGCCCCCCAGTTACCTGGAGGACCTTAGTTTGTTAGCGTCGTGGTTTGGAAGGGCTGGCTAACGGCAACCCCGTAATTAGGCTGAATACGGCCTTATCCTGAGCACTCACGACTTACTCTGCCTGCAGTAATGAACGAACCGCAAAGTTATTCTCGCTCCTCTGCGTTAGATAGGAGGCGATCCTGTAGCATATTAACTTTATTCTTTAAGTTATCTATGTCATTATTTAAAGTTTCATTCTGTTTGGTCAGAGCTTCGCATGATCTAGTCATGGCCTCTAGCCCTTTAGATAGAATTTCTTCTGGGTTAATCTTGAAAACGGATCGGGTATTGGTTGTCTGCATTTATGTTATGTTGTGTGAGATTAGTTTCCATTGATCAGCGTCTCGCTCTAGCCACTCAAACAGATATACAATGTCCTCGCTGTCTAGTGGTTCGTCAGACTCAAAGTAGTATATACCTTTTATGTCTGGGTTTCTGCCTCCAGGCTTGTCGGCTTCAAACTCTACAGTGACATCAGTTGTGTCACCATAGATATTGTCCATTTGTATTTTGTGTTCGTAGATCATAGTTAGATAAACATTGGTTCAAAGAAAGCAAGCTTAGGAGAGTAGACAACACCGCAACCTAGAACTGGTCGAGCAGCATATATACGTCCGTAGTTCATGGCAGGGTGAGTATGGTCTACACCACAGCCTACGTTCATACCGAAGACAACACCGTCTTGGTTGGCGTGGTAGTTAATACCAGCCTGTGCGTGGAGGTGACCCATAACTAGAGACTTGAACTGAGCCTGAGCGTTCTTCAGGGCTGACATCTGTCCTCCCTTTTCTTTGTCTCCGTGTCTGTATATAACATTGTCAATCAATAGATCGGTAAACCTAGGGTGTATCTCCCATCCGTCAAGTCCCCATAGGGTTTTGAAGTTAAGTATTACTTCTGGCGGTAGTCCAACACTCTGAGCCTTACGCTCCGGTAGAGCGGAATGATTGCCGATAAGGTAGTCTACCTCAGGGAACGCCTTGTGTAGTGCTCTGACCTGCTTAGAAGCCGCTACAAACTCGTCTGCTGCGCTTGGCATGGATGGGTCTTTCTCGTGGAAGCTGATAGCGTTCCAGTCTACTAGGTCACCGATGTGAACAACACGTGTACACTTGTGCTTGTGGAAGATGGAGATTAGGAAGTCAATGTAGCCGTGGTGCATGGCTGGGCAGTGAGTATCAGATATAACAAGGACTCGCTCGTTACCTTGAGCAGCAGGGACAGTAGCTTTGTATCGTCTGATCTTAGAGCGCACAGCTTCTGCGGTTGTATCGTTGTCTTCGGCTATCTGGTGGTAAGTAAAACCTTCTAAGTAGAGGTCGTATGCTTGCTTCTGGGTTAGGTGTTCTTGTGTCATATTTATAATAGTTAGTAGGATGGGTTAACTAAATCTGCCTATGTTGTTTTGAAAGACGAACTTGCCATACTGATCTCGCTCACCTTCACGTTGCTTTGCTATGTTGTATTTGATGCAAATGTGTGTGCCGTGGACTGGATCATTGTGGACTGTAGCTTCCTTTGTGTCTGAACCGTTAGGCCATAGCAAGAGAATAATGTCTGCGTCGTTCTCGATGTCCCCGGAATCTTTCAAGTCGTATAGCGTAATGCCTGTCTCACGCTTGGCTCCCTCTCTGTTTACCTGAGCCAGAAGGATTACTGGTAGGTCTAACTCCATAGCCATGAGCTTGATCTGGTGGCTAACCTCTGCGATGCCGTCGTGCTTCTTAAGCTTGGTGTTCCAAGGGACTAGCTGTAGGTAGTCGATGACAATCCATTCGATGTTATGTTTACGCTTATACATACGAGCACGTGAACGCAGTTCGTCTATGTTTCTAACGTAGTGCTCTGTGAATATAGGGGCGTTCTCTACTCTCTCAGTAGCATCCCACACCCGCTTCTGTTTCTCTGGGGACAGCACACCCTCTTGGAACTGGTTGAGGTTCACAGCAGAGCAGGTCTGTATCATGCGCTTTGCTAGGCTCTTAGCTTGCATCTCAAAGGAGAAGTATAGACCAGGCTTGTTGTGGGTTACGCCATTCTGCAAGGCTACGTTCAAGGCTATGCAGGTCTTGCCGCAGGAGGTAGGAGCAGCAACAACCATTACCTCTCCGTTAGCTATACCACCAGCACTCAGCTTATCGTCTAGCTGTTTGATCCTAGTTGGTAGAGCGAAGGTATCGTAGGTTCCCTCCGCCATCCTCTTGAAGTCTTCACGTAAGGACTCAGCCGCTGCTCTGATCGAGGGGTCTTTAGTGGAGGCGTT